ATATGTTAAGGATGATCACGATGAGAGACATATGGAGAGTGAACGTAAGCCCCTAAACTCCCTATAGGAATGGCCAGCCGTCAGAACCCTGTCGCGAAAGATGGGCGAGAGCCCATTGGAACATGGCGTTCCACAGATCATCCTCGAGGCGGACGAGATCTTTGGGACCCGGAGCCATAATGGCTGCCTTAAAAGCTCCAAAATCCGTCCACCCATGATCTCCGAGGTCGATCTCCGCATTCAAGCCATATTCAAGGTATAGAACGAGACGGAAAGAAGCGATGAGTGAGTGGAAGGTTAGTGGGTGGTCGAGTAGAACGTGACACATCCCCGCCCGAAGCATCTCAAGCTCAACTCGACTGGAAACACCCGCAGCTCGTAAGTAACGATGTGTGAGATTGAGATAGATATGGAAGGCATCGTCTGGAGAAACCGGCTGGATTTCAATCCAATGCGAGCCCTGCCGTGACAAAACTCTGCCAGCGTACGTAGCAGGGAAGGAAACGCCAGTCATGTGCTCTGATATCTGAACATCGCGAGAGAAGACTCCAGCGCGCGTGTCAGCGATAACAGCAGTAGGAATCCCCTGAGCGAGCAGAAAGCACAGCTGACATGAACGATCAGAATGGATCCAAGTCCATAGCAGATGAAAAGCCTGGCGATAGGCCAACGTCCTGGCAAGTATGGAAGGAAATAGGAGGTGATCTGGATGTGAGATAGAGGTGGCACAGACCAGAGCAGCATAAAGCGTTACGCCATTCTCCCTCAAGTCAAGTGCGCTGTGCAGAGCGTCCAGAGTTCCCCTTACCCCGAAAACTTGGAGAATAATACGTCGGGAGTACTTGAGGTCTGAACGCATCTTGACGAGGTGTCTATAGGCGAGCTCGATCTGGCGATAGAAGTGGTTCGAATCCCCGGCAGTGATCAGGTCACGCCATGCGGCTGGGACCCAGGCGCACAAAGGGAGGGGAGCCCGCTTTCCAACGGGGGGTGGCGCCCATTCCGCATCACGATGACGTATAGCGTCGATGATGTCCTGAGCGACCCCCCGTCCTTCGGGGCTGAAGGGATGGAGGGGGGAGGAGGAAGCATAGTCACCATCTACAAAAACGATGGGGACGCCTCCCGGAGTAATCTCGGGAGCACATCGAAACTCCTCATCCCCTGAAGGTAATGGTGGAAAGAAAAGGTTGAACGCGGTAACAGCGTCATCAAGATAGACTGGCGGACGTCCGTCATTCGGACGAGCGATTTCTTCAACTCGGGCAGCAGGATATAGAGTTGATTTGAACTCTTGTATAGACTGCAAAGGAGAGAGTTTGAGAGAAGCAAGTTCATCGGAAGGAAGCACGTCAGTGCATCGACTAAACACAGTGAATAAATGGTGCGGCTGAGAAATCCGATCCAGGAGTGAGTGCATCCGTTTAATCTCACCTTCCGAGGGGACCTTCCCGTTTGGGAAAGCTTCGAGAGGATGAGTCAGAAAGCACCGACCTGAAAATTGACAGTCACGGTGTATGTGTGAACAAGAAAAGAGACCCTGGTGGACAGAGAGCGCTGCGAGCGCTCGACGTCTATATCCTCTCAGGGAGAAGAGGCTTAGGAACCGCTCCATATGCGTTTGTGGCAGCAAACTGATCTCAACTGATCAAATTAT